CGCAATTATTTTTTCGATGGAATACGGTCGGCTTCTCGTCTGTCTTTGCATCCGCAACAGACTGCGCCAAAGCATCATACAGGTTCAGGCGCTCTACCCGCTTGCATTCGATGTGTATCCCCGGTAGCCCAACCACATCAGCGTCGCCGTTCGAACCACAGTATTGTTGTCCTCTGCGCGCTTCATAGCCGTATTCCTTCAGTTTCCGCGCAAGCTCTCGTTCTCCACTCGCGCCCTTGTTCCTGCTGTTCGTTTTCCTCATCCTCCTTGTAGATAATTCCATATACTTTATACATTTTTTGGAAGCTCTCCCTTCCACGCTGATGCGCGTTTGTGTGATGCTCCCGGCATAGGCATATCTTTCGATGGTCCGAATCGTCTAGGGTATTGCGGTTGTTCCCCATGCCGATAGCATCCCAATGATGTATTTCCCCATCTCTTCCGCATATCGCACATTTTTTATGCTTTATACAAAAATACAGGTATCGGTTAATATCATCGGTACGTTCCACAGCGTTATCCGTTAATGGGATTCCATTTTCCACCGCGTACTCCAATATGGTGTTAATAAACTCCCGCGCCGTATCCATAGAGCAGTCTGCAAGGCTAAAATATCCGCATCCTGTTTTCACGATATGTAAGTATTTCAACCACTCCTTCTGCTCCTCTGGAAGATAGCCAGTATAAGATGCTATGTCCCGGATCGTCGCATATGCCTTTTTACGCTGCTCGGCGGATATATGCCGTCCATCATCCAGCCGGATTTCTGCATCTTTTATCTTTTTTTGACTAAGGACCTCGCCGAGACCTTTAATCGGGACGGAGATAATTAAGTCTGTCCCCTTTTCGGTGTCCTTGTACTTTTCTATCCTCACAAACGCATTCATGATTTTCCTTTGCCCCTTATGTCATACACAAAAGCCATTTTGTTAATGGAGGTATTTTTAATAGCAAGTGCCACAATCCGGGAATCTTTGTAAATGATCTGCGTGACATGGAAACGATCGTATGTCGTAAATTTAGGCTTTGTCCCGGATATTTGCACTTTATCAGATGGAATCCATATAAACGGCGCAGTATACAGCTCTCGCCCTATGCCCCAGTTAAAACAGGCGCGTTTAAAACTATCGGATGCAAGTCCTTTTTCCTTTGCCGAAAAGGATTCTATGCCCGTGTCCTCTTTTGATATCCAAAGTTGCTTCTCGCTGTCATAAATGCTTACGGTACAATTCGCATTATCCCGCGTATGCTTCCGCTCCCAGTTCATCGGGCCTACAGCCTCGTCGAGGATGTTCATGTCACATCTTGCATCCTTATACAGCAATAGTGAGCAGCCGTTCTCTTTTACTGTGGACACGCGGCATTCAATCTCATCCGCCCTCAGCTCTCTAAATTTATTCATGTCCGCCTCCTACTTAATCCGAAGATGCTCCCCGCGCTCCTTCAATTCAGCAAATGTGAGGGTTTTTCCTGCATTCAATGCCTCTCTAATCTTAGACGTGTCAGGGATTTTCTTCATGTAATCGTCTGGGACTGCCGTATCATCCACTTCCATCGGAGCGACGCCGCCGTTTTTGCAGATTGCAAACGAGTAGAGGTTTGTTTTAAACTTCTTCCGGTCGCAAAGTACCATTGCTCTCTTTAGCCTGTCTTTCAGCATCGCGCTCCGTCCGTGTAACTGCTCCGCGCGCGCCGCAAGGCGATCAGCTTCTTTTTCAAACTTCGCGGCTTCCGAATCCAGCTCCGCCATAATGATTGCGTAATTCTCCGCCTTTTCTTCTAGTTCGCCGTCCATGCCGTCCAGCGTGTCTTCGATAACCTTCATCTCCAACTCATCCGCTGATTCCATCATTTCATATAGTTCCAAATACTGCCCTGTGATCTCATATAATGTGCTCATCTTCTTTGTTTTCCTCCTGTTCAATCTCCTGCGTTATCCGCATTATTCTTCTCAGGCGCTTATGCGCCTTTAATTCAGTTCCCGTATCCAGGCTTTCATTGTATTCATCTATCGGCTGTTCTGTATACATGTTACTCATCCTTCCACATGTCGCGGAATTTATCAAAAAACTCATTCACGGCCTTATTCATCTCTTCCATCTCTGGTATCGTTTCATTTTTTTTCTTACATGCTTCTATCATGCCAACGTAAAGCGTTTTTTTCATGATACTCTTCGCATCTTCATACGATACCCCAGCATCTAATAGGCTTTTCGTTACCGACGCAGACGCTACTGCAAAATCTCTAAGGACGTTCAACCCCGTCCCCATAATTCTCACTTTGCCATCTTCTGATAAAATCATTGCATTCTCTCCATTCTTGTCTTATAATAAAGATGATCTCCACAAAAGATCATCCGATGCAGAGCCAATCCGCCAAGATCACAGCTCTGCATCATTTTTTTTGACCATTTCCCGCGCACAGATCAGAAACGCTGCCGCTGCGGTAATTGCCAGCGTCGCTGGGAACCACTGCAGGTCTGTGGTTTCCCACAGGATCACTGCCGCTGTCAGGCAGTTTGTCGCGATCACAAACATTACATCTTCCATAGCTTGTTCACCTTACTTTCTTTCTCTCCCGAACATCTGTAAGATCTCGTCATCCGTAAAATGTAATACTCTGTCAAGCGCCCAGATCTCTCCCAACCGGATTGTTTCGCCCTCTGCTTTCCGCTTTACGAGGGTGTTTCTGTTTATTATGTTCCGGCGGTCAAGGTCTTTCCCTGTCAGCCCGCTGCGTGCCAGTCCGACATTGATGACGCGCCGGACGGCTTCTTTGCGGTCCGCATACACCCCAAGTGCTTTTGTTTTCGGCATCTCTTTCACCTCCACATCCAATATAGATTTGATAAAATCAGCGCGACCATCGTGATTTCCCACGCTATGCGCCATCTCTTTGTCTCCTGCTTTGCTTCTTCGATGACTTCTACTGCAAAGCTGTCTTCTCTTTCGTTAATATCCATACCTCCTATCTCTTGCTTCCTGCTTATCCCCGTCCTATACTGTACTCACAGGCTCCCGCCAGAGCCGAGTACAAAAGAAAGGAGCAATTCTATGCAGACAAATTCTGAAAAACTTCTAAATTTTATGAGAGAAAACCGAGAACGAAAAAATAATCACTTCCATGATGAAGATTTTTGCTCTTTTGGATTCCCTCCTGAATATTTAGAACGTTATCTGGATGAGTTAGAACAAGCCGGATTCATCTCTGTGAATCGTCAGTGGGTTATAATGTCATACTCGCTTCTTTAACAGCATCCTTAATAGCATCAAGGGCAGTGGAGTGTTTTTTTGTCTCTGCCCTTGACACTAGATTTCGTTCAGGCAAAAAACTGAAATCTCCAACGTCAAGCGAAAGATTTAATACCGGAGATTTTTCACAGCCTTCCGCTGAAAATGTAACACTGCGAACTCCCTGTGATATATTTACCCCGTCAATCCAGATTTCAACGCCCCGATTCCCTGTCATTTCCATTCGGAATTTAGGGACACGGTCACATTCCCTATTTAAATACTCGCTCATTTCTCTCACCTCCCCTCTTCGCCACTTACTGCTTTTTCTAAGTCTCTGCGAACCCGGAAAGCGTTCGCGTTAGAAAGCAGCACCGCCCGGTCTTCTTTCGGAAGAAGCAGGAGAATTGAAACAAATTCCTTGATTTCTTCCTGTTCATCCGCTGTTATTACATCTTTGATAGCGTCCATTTTCATCACCTCACTTGTTGATTCTAAAACAATTATAAGTCTAGCCAAAACGTTTGTCAAGGGTTAATTTGTTGATTTCTTCAACATTCATGTTGATTTTAATTTTTAAGTGTGATATGATTAAAACGAAGCAGGAAGGAGGTGTAAAGGTGAACGATAGAATAAAGAAAATTCGGAAAGACGCTGGATTGACGCAAGAACAATTTGCCAAAAAGCTTGGAGTTAAACGAAATACTGTTGCTACCTATGAAATGGGGCGAAGCACTCCTATTGATGCAGCAATTACTTCGATATGCCGAGAGTTTGGAGTAAATGAGGATTGGCTGAGGAACGGGAACGAACCAATGTACCTTCCCGCAGGAGATAAGCTTGAAAGATATCTCGCTCAGATTTCAAAAGGCGATGATACTTTTATAAAGGATTTGATAGAGGTCTACATGGAACTCGATGATACGTCAAAAGAAGCACTTCGTAAGATTGCTCGGGCGATGGCAAAAAAATATAAAGAAAGGGAGCAGCCATAAGCTACTCCCGCCCGTCAGATCTCGAAGAACACTTTAACAAATGAATATATCTTTTTTAAAAAGATTTCATTGTTAATTTCATCGATCATATTTTTAATGAGCTGTTTATAATCCATCGTGCGTCCCTCCCAAATACGAACATTTGTTTGATTATATATTAGCACAAAGATATATATATTTCAACAGATGCGTACAGGGAAACGCGGTGAAGCGTCGAACCTACGCGGCAAAAAACGACAGACTGCGCAGGTTTTGACAGAATGTTACACATGGTTATATCGCTGCGGCGATTAACAAACAAAATATCATATGAGGAGGATAAGAAAATGGCACTTATCAAATGCCCCGAATGCGGGAAAGAATACTCAGAAAAGGCAGCTACATGTCCAAACTGCGGAGCGCCAAACGATTTATTAAATGGGAGCCAGCAGAATTTGAACGACCAGCTCCAGACGAGCGATACCACAAAAAAAACAAACACAGGGTTGAGCATAGCTGCTTTTGTTGTTTCACTTTTTAGTTTAATATTTGCACCTTTATCCATAATCTCGATTATTTTAATTATAATCGACGCTGTTAAGAATAAAAACAAAAAGCGCAAGAAGGGGCTTTGGATTGCCGCACTTGTTATATCAATCATTATGATCATAACTCTTTTTGTTCCGAAATCGGATAGCAACGATGCAGAACAGCCCACAGTCGTGCAAGAAAATTCAAATAGCGACGTATCAGAAGGAGCCGATCCAATCGAAACGGAAATTCCGAAAGAATATATTGAGGTAACTGCGGATGACCTCGTTGATGCTCTGAACAGCAACGCGATGAAAGCACAGAATGATTACCTTGATAAATATCTGCAAATCACTGGAACATTAGGCACAATCGACAGCTCCGGGAAATATATCTCGATTGATTCGGAACAGTTTTCGTTGGCAACAATCCAATGTTACATGACTTCCGAGACACAAAAAGAACTGATTATGAATATGAAAAAGGGCGACCCTATCACAGTAAAAGGATATTGTAAAGATATGGGAGAAATCCTTGGATACCAGATAGATATTGAAGAAATAACAAATTAAAAAATAAAAAGCCCCGATGCTGGTAACACCGGGGCAATAAAGAAAACTATACAGCACGTGAGGTGGTGGTATGTTTTCCCTCGCAAGAAAAGTATACCACAGCCTCCTACACCTGCATAGGTGTATTTTTTATACCTAAAAGGAGGATTAACTATGGCAACAGCAAAAAAACTCCCGTCTGGATCATGGAGATGCCGTGTTTACGACTACACAGACGAAAACGGGAAAAAACACTATAAATCATTCACGTCTGACAATCCAAAGCCCGCAGGAAAGAGAGAGGCTGAGGCTGCCGCCGCTGCTTATGCAGTTTCAAAAAAAACTGCTGCTCCGCGTTCCTTAACTTTCCAGGCAGCCCTTGAGGCCTACATCGAAAAAAGGTCTGTCGTGCTGTCCCCTTCCAGCGTCCGGGAATATAAACGCGCCAGGAAAAATTATAAGGACTTGAAAGATATCCGAATAGATGACATAACCCAGGAGGATATCCAGAGGCATGTCAATGCGTTTACCGAAGGGCACTCCCCGAAGAGCGTCCGGGATAACCACGCTCTAATCAGTGCCGTATTAAGGGAGACGCGCCCCGATTTTGCACTGAACACCGTTCTCCCGCAGAAGATTCGACCGCAGCTCTATGTACCGACAGATGATGATATAAAAAAGGTTATGGAGGCAGCCAAAGGGACAGAAATGGAAATCCCAATCCTACTGGCAGCCTTCGGCCCCATGAGGCGCGGGGAAATCTGTGCGCTTGACCGAAGTGATATAGCTGGGACACGCGTCCATGTGCACCGCAACATGGTTCTAGATGAAAACAGAAAGTACATTATCAAATCCCCAAAATCATATGCTGGAGACCGTTTTATAGATTTTCCCTCCTTTATTACGGACCAGATTCCAAAAGGCAACGGCAGAGTGACGGAACTCAACCCGAATATGATCACCCAACGATTTAACCACGTCCTAAAGCATGCTGGAGTGCCGCACTTCCGATTCCACGATTGCCGACATTACTGCGCGTCTATCATGCACGCAATCGGGGTTCCAGATGCTTATATTATGGAGCGCGGCGGCTGGGGGAATGATGGGACATTAAAAAACGTCTACCGCCATGCGATGGAAGACCAGCGCGAAAAGATGTCAAATAAGACCAACGGTCATTTTGACGCGATGTTCAATTCTCTGTAAGCGTGTCATATTTCGTGTCATACTGTTGTTTATTTTAATATTTTAACGTACATATATATACTTTTAATAATATTACTATATATCCAAGAAATGCTTTAAAATCAGCATTCCAAGCAAATAAAGGAATTTCAAAGCATTATGCAAACCAGTTCAAGTCTTGTCACTCCGATTAACAGAAAGAACCTTGAGAGATCGAGGTTCTTTTTTTCATGCCAATAGAATGTTCGCATGGCGTGCATTCTATTATTCATGACAATAGAATGCTCACATGGGGTGCATTCTATTGTATTTCCCTGAAATCCTCAAAACATTCTGATTCAAAAAGCATCCGCAGAAATCAGCGACCCTGACAGCCTGTCGCCGCTGATTTCTGCGGATGCTTCTTTTCTCCATCTCTCTGTCTGTTCATCCAACCAGGCTGCACCGGACCGTCACACGCTTTCTTCCTCCATAGGTACAGGTAAACAACGTCATATCCCAGTCACCGGACAGCATCTCGTCTACTGCATAGGGATTTAAGGTTTCTACCTTTTCTACCTCATATTCGTATACGTCGCCCGAAACCGCTGTAAACTTCACCGTTGCACCCTCCGGCAAAAGTCCGATATTGCCAAAATGCCGTTTATAATTATGGGCGGCAATAATCAGGGAATTTTCCTCTGCACTTCCGGTATAGCGGCAGGGTGCTTTTTTCAAGGACGGATAGCTCCAGGGATCCGCCACCGGCAGCGTAAGCTGCAGGGACGGAATTTCCAGCTCGCCAATCCAGCAAAGCCCGTCTGCCTCCACAAAGGCCATCCCGCTGTTCTCATCCACAGGAAGCGCCTCCGACTCCTGCTCCACAGCAGTCAGCTCTTCTTCATAGGCCTCTAAAGACGCCTCCACCGCAGCTTCGGCACGGCTGCTATCCCAGATATTATACGCGGAGATCCCCACTGCTCCTGCTGCCAGAAGGATCCCAAGCCCCATCAGAACCTTGGAACAGTCTTTTTTTTTTCGACCGATCCACCATCCAAGAAACAGCAATCCTGCTCCTACTGTGGAAAGTGCCAGGATCGGCCAGCGCAGCTGTCCTGTCTGAGGCAGCTTCTCCGGTGTTTTCTGCTCCGAAGTGATTCCCGGTGTAACGATGGTCTCTGTCTTTTTCGGCGGCTTTTTCACCTCCGGCGTAGAGGGTTCCTCGGATTCTTCCGGCGGATACACCGGATCCGGAATTCTTTCGGCCTTCGGATTCACCGACATGTCATATAGCAACTGGGCGTTCAGATTCGTCGGGATCGAAACCAGAGACGGATCGGTTCTGTATTTCTGCATCTGACCCGGAACCAGCAAATACAGACCGGTCTGCAGCCCTGTCCAGCTGATCTTTCCGTTTGCATCTGTTCTTTTCGTATCCCCGGAAATGTGATTTGCTCTCTGATACTCCAAAAGCGCTGCCGAAGCATCCTTAGACTGCTGTGCCGTCAGGTTTTTCAGCTGCACGCTGCAGCCCTCAAAGCCGCCTGTCAGCTCCAGCACCGTATATCCTCC